ATGCTAGGGGGGGTGTATTTTTCGAAGACCCCCTCCCCCTACCTGAGGTCTCCCCGATTTTTATATCAACAATTATTTAGATTAATTTTCATAACTTTGTTAATGAAACTACACAACCGAACCTGAGTACGAGACCTAGTTGTTAAGTGTGAATCGTGTGGACTAGGATCCCTGCACCCAGTGCACCGTCTAGTACTTAGTTTAAATAGTTTCACCGTCTGTCATACCTAACGCTTGAAAGGATTCTCTAGTTACCTTTCTCCACATACCTGATACGTTCTCTTGGATAATTTCATCTATAGCTTCTTGCAATGCTAGAGCCGCATCAGGCTCAGACAATTCATCTGATAGATTGGCCACCCGGTCTAAGAAGGAGGATGTGCAGTAGCCCATTGATACATCATAGGCATACCACTCATCGAACCTAGTGAATGGATCAAATGGATTGTCTACTGTGGTTAACATGTACTCAACTACATCTGACATGTTCACCTCATTCGCTTAACCCAACCTTCAGTGTGGTCAAGCCAATGCCCAATGCATCTGCTATCTCTGCTTGAGTATACCCTCTATTGGCCATGCTCTTGGCACGACGCAACATAGTACCAGTCAGCTTAGGCTTATGCTTAGGCATAGCAAGAACTTTAACGGTGTCCATGTCTGTATTATTTAGAATCTTGCTTAGTTTATGATTACTAATTGCACCTGCTTGAATAGCGTCCCATTCACTTTGGGTGAGCTTGATTTTAGTTTTACTAGCGCCTGTTCTATTCCTTGCTCTAGTAAGTGCTTGTTGTTTAACTTTCTTATACTCTTCTGGTTCCATGTCTGGATTAGCTTGACGCCTATGGTAGACCTCTACATTAGCTAGGAGGTGTGCATGTCTTTCATAGGGGGCATTACGTTCGGCTTCCCTAATCTTTGCATCCAAAGACTTAACCTCAGCTGCATAATGTTTCTTAGCAGACTTTGATTGGGGGTTACCCTTAAGAGGTAGTGATGTCTTCCTAGCATCGTTAGCCATAGCCTTCAATCTATTTGAATGCTCGGCATAGAGAATCTCCATAGCTGTAGGTGTATGTGTAGGTGGTATAGCATCGTACGCATTATCAACTACAGACAACAATTCATGCTTTTTCTGTCTTTTTTTCATACGACCGGTGGCTTCTTTAACTGTAATCTTCTCGCCGGTAACAGGATCTTTTCTAGTTCTAGTCTTAACATCAGGAATCATGCGTCCTGTTTCCTCGAATACTTTCTTACCTGTAACTGGATCTACAGGACCACCTCTTCTCATAGGGCGGGGTCTTCTCTCATTAATCCAAACCGGTGACTTCTTTCTACTGATTAGAGTCTGAGCTCCTGCCTGCTTTCCACCTTGGTACTTCTGTTTCAAAGCATGAATACCATGATCTTTTTCTGATTGACGGAAATCTAGATTATGCTTTTCTCCATCAATAACAACCATGGAATGTTTGATTGCTCGAGCAAGCTCATCAGTACTTGCTCCTTTAAGCGTCATGTCTGTGATGAGATTGGAAACCCTACCCATTTCATCTTGCTTCCTTCTACCAGTCATACGAGGAATCGGAGAATCTTTGGGTAGTTTGTAAACCATAGGATCGAAGTTCTTCAATCCTTCTAGAGGCGGAGTACTTTGAACTTTCTTTCCTCTATTAGGAATGACAAGAACTGTATCCCCATCAAAGTCTGCACCAGACAAACGTTCTGCTACCTTATGGTGAATACCAATAGCATCTTGCGGTTGACGGCCCAACAACTTGATTGCTTCACGATTACGATTATTTACAGTTACTTCAGGAATTTCAAATGTTCCACCATGAGGATAGCGAACAAGTACTACACGTTCACCATCTCTAAACGAGGGTGCATACACTTCCTTCGGACTCATGGAAGGAATCGGGATTAGAACCTTAGTTGCTTGTCGAGGTAATGCTGCTGCTCGAAGATGCACAGCTGCAGAATCGGTTTGATCTGCAAACTTATTAAGAAGATCTTTCTTGACAAGAGGATTTGTAAGAGAGTTGATCTCAGACAATTCCCTTTTACGTCTTTCGAAAGTCAGATCAAGTTGTTGTTTCGCAAGCTCTGGCTTCTGTTTTGACAAGAACTGAGATGAAAGATTCCTAGACCAAGTATCCCATTGACCTTCTTCTCCTGATCCTGGTTTAGTAGGACTACCAACCAAGTTCATTACAGAATTTACTTTACCATTTGAATCATGTGTTTGACGTACAATTGATCCGAATGGAAGCTCGGGATCTTTCTCTAGTTCTTTCATTGCATCTTTTTTACGACCAGTATCCGGCTGCTTAGTATGGAAGACTAGATCTTTACCCGCAGGAAGATCGTCTTTATAAACAGCCATGCCCTTCAAGTAATGTGTTCCGTCAACAGCAATACGAACTTGACCGTATCGCTTGTTTCCGATTTGAACATCAGGTACTCCAGGACGAACATAAATCATACCATCAGCTTTAGCACCTTCTTTGCCATAAACAATTCCAACTCGTCTTGAGCTGATAGACAAAGGAGGCTGAGTATCATGATAGCTTCTACCGTAATCATCAGAACGTGCTGTGATCTGTTTGATATCTTTTCTGTTCGCATTAACTTCGGCCAAAGAAGTACCTGGTTTAGCCAACACTTGCATAGTTGTGAATTGTCCAGGATTATTAACCTGTCTTATCTTAAGGGTATGGACAGGATATCCTTGTTCCTTAAGAACAGCGAGAGAAGTCTCGAGTCGAGTCTTGGTGATACCGAGTTGGTGTTCGACACCTTTACCAACATCGACGTATCCCTTTTTGGCGACTTGATCTTTCAACATACCGGATGTAGACTGAAGAGCATCCGCTTTATCTTTTGCTCCAGGAGCAAGCCATGAACGAACTGTAGATTCGTTAACACCCATGCGTCGACCGATTTCGGAATTGGACCATCCGTTTTCAGCATGGCGCTGAGCAGTAAGAATATTAGCTTGCCTTACTTGAGCACTAGCGATTGATACTCGTGCTCGAAGTTCCTTCACAGAAATGCCTTGACCTGTAGCAATCTGCGATTCAGTCATACCATCTTTTTTAAGTTTCTTAACCGATTGAAGATAATCTCTGTTACGAGTGGTTTCTTCACCACCAGATCCCCAAGGATAACGGCCCGAATGCCGAGGAGTGCCGTAATGCGCAAAAGAATTCTCATCGTAAAGCTCGATCACGACTCCTCCTCCATTATTCGATGGTTAAGTATTCTGTCGAATTCTTGAATCTTTTGCATAATAAATGCAATGTCAGCAGGATCAGCATCATAAACCATAACTTCATTATCTTGATAAATGCGAAGTTCTATCTTGATTTCGAATGGATCTTTACCATACTCAAGACAGAACAACGCTGCATAAACTTCAAGTTGATGTACTGAACCAGGAGTGATTCCTGTTTTTAAATCATGAATTCGAAGAGTATTATATCGAAAAGAGATTGCATCAGCAGTACCAAAACAATTCTCAGAATAGTAAAGAACTTGTTCTGTAGTCATCCTATGCCGAATGGCATCGTTGATATACAGACCAACAGTTCCTACTAGATCTGAGAGTCGGCCTTCTTGAATTTCTCTTTGAGCGTATTCATGCTGAGCAATTCCATAAGCTCCGGCCTGAGCTGAAGTCCATCGTTCAATCAATCGATCCGGTGTATAGTGAATCCAATGATATTGACTCGGACTAAGAAACGCATGTTCCCCTTGGAGATTCAAATGCCTGTTGAAGCGCATCCAAAACCTCCTCTTCAACCTCTGGGTAGATATAAGCGGCGAATGACATCCCACCTAATTCTTCGATATAATAATCTTGGTTAGGTTGTCTATTTACGTGTGGGCCTGTTTTAACTTCTAACGAAGCCCAACAACTATTCCAAAGAACGATTAGATCTGGAAAACCTTGTTTGTAAGATGAATCGCTTTTCATGACCTGGCATCCAGGAAACATTCTTTCAAGTTTCTTAATTACCTTCGTTTGGTACTGCCCCTCTGTCATTGGGCCTCCTCGTTCGTTACGCAGCTGGAGTACCCTTCTGGAGGGTTAGCCAATTGGCTCCGTCTGAGATAACTCTGATGACTTCCCACTGAGCAGTAAGAGTTTTCGTTGTCGATCCGTCAATTGTCTCAGTTCCCGCTGGATCGATCGTGATCGTGCCTGTAGCTCCGATTCTCTTAATAGTATAGACACGTCCAGCACAACCTACTGCAGTTGGAAGGGAAATTGTGTACGTCCCAGCTGCGCAGGTGATGACGCTATCAGTAGCAGTCATCGTGTAGGCACCTGTTTTTGCTGAGAACGAAGTCGAAATAGCACCGTTAACTTGTAGTGCTGAATTTGGGTTGTCTACAGATAGACCCACCTTACCGTCAGTGAGGATAACCAATCGATCGTTACCACCGGTATCATCACGAACACGCAAAGAGTAAGTCTGCGAATGCGAACCACCAGCCACATTAAATTGCCACTGTCGACCAGTTGAATGTGAGTTTTTGAGTGAGAAGCGATGTAGCCACTGATCTTGAGCATTGACCTGTAGAGCGGGTCCACCGTCGTTAGTCAAGACCCATTTATCAATCAGAACTTTACCATTCTGAATCTTGGTGTAGCTCCCAAGACCAGAGCCAGTAACGTTGATGTTGGCATGCGATGTGCCTGGAGCTGGACCTGTA